GACTCCCATCCCGGTGAACGGGCGCTTCTGCGTGTAGTGCCAGACATCCTCGGATGCCTCTGACCGCTGGCAAAAGTCAGTGATCGCTGTTCGAACTTTGCGCTCTTCCGAGCCAGGGCCAAACTCTCGATGGGCGAGCTGCAGCAACCGAACGGACTCGCCGTCCATGCACGGCTCACCTTGATGTGGGCCATCAGGAACTCGGATACGTCGAAGGCGCTGGTAGAGGACATCGTCGATGACGCCGTTCTGGGCGAGGCCTTCCTGGCGCTCAATCCCGCGAATACCGGAATCTCCTACCTGGCCAGTGCCCTTCCCAAGAGCGAAGATCTTCCAGTAGACGTTGTCCCATTCCGATGGACTCCATGGCTCCCAGCGCCCAGCGCGAGAGCAGATCCGCTTGTAGGCAAGAATGTCGTCTCCGCGGTAGACCTCGTTGGGAGACGGTGGTCGTACGATCCTGGGGATCGTGGCAGGGCCAACAGCAGTGCCCTTCTTGTACACGGCATCCCACCAGTCAGCCATCAGAGAACCTTCACGTCCTGCCAGTCAGCCGCCCGCATCGGCTCACCGAGGTAGGTACCGAAGCGGCGACCGTAGGGATCGATGGCAGGCTGGTAGTCGGCAACGCTCTGCGTACCGTTCAGCCCAATGACTGGGACGCTGTAGTAGAGGCCACGCCAGCGCTCGGCGGTAAACATCATCTGCACGACATCCATTGGAGCCATGTTCCCGGCGTAGCACTCGATCTGTGCGTGCGTGCAACCCAGCCCGGCAAGCACTTCTGTTTCCACGGTGGTCGGATGCTCCTGCGGTGTGCCGATGTTGCGTGACGTGTACGTGTATAGACCAGCGAGCGTTGTGATCATGGCGATCGGTAGACCTTTGCCAACGCCAGCAGTGAGGTTGGCCACCGAGTTGTTGTACTCCTCCGTGCTCTCAACCTGAGTGATGTACCCATCAGCGTTGGCGAGTTCAAGGTAGTTCGCATCGTTCGCGCTTGGAGATCCCCAGACCGCGATCATCAGTCCGTAGTCGCGACAGCGCTGAGCATCGGTCGCTTTGAACTGCCCACCTTGAAGGGCAATCGTCTTGAAGCCCGAATCAACCGCGCGCTTGATGCCAGCGTCGGTGTCGCGCCAGTCGGAATCGAGCATCCAGCCCCAGCTGGTGTACATGATCGGATAGGGCAGATTCCAGCTATCCGGTGGATCTGGATTGGCGGGCGGCGGAGGGGGCGGCGGGGGTACAAGCGGTACCGCGATCATCACTTGCTCGAGGACGCGGTACGCCCACTTTGGAATGATCTTGATGATGTCTGGACGCGGCGGTGGCCGATTCTTACGCCTCCAGATCGTCCACTTCAGAAACTCCCAGGCATAGGCAGGGATCTTGACCGGAGCATTGTCCGGTCGCGGTCCCGTCTTTCCTCGAAGCTGCCAGATCGTCCAAGGCAAGAGCCAAGCGTGCGGCTCGGACGGCCAGCGAGTAAGCGCCATGCGCGGATACTCGCATGGCTTGCGGACGAGGTATCCCTACTTAGGGGACTTCCTCCAGTTCCGGAGCGACGGCTTCTACATCGCCCTTTGTAATCCGACCGTCAACACCAGAACCTTCAATAGTGCTCACGTCGACACCAAGTTCGTCAGCGAGCTCCTGAGCGGCCTCGGTGATCTTTACTTCACCATCGTCTTCAGCGACAACTGGAGAATTCGGATGTCCGACTCCACGAATCTGTCGCGTGTACGAACCATCCTCGTTCTGAATCCAGCGATCCATGTCCCAGCGGTTAGGCACGACTTCCTCCTTTTGAATTACTTACCTGGTCCCCAAACGACCTTCGCTTCTGGGTAGAGCTCCTTCGCCATTCTCCTAGCCCAAGGGCGATTGCGGTATCCCTCGCCGCTATCAGCAACGACCTTGCCATTCGCTGCCTTGGCCTTCCATCGCCACTCTTCCGCAGAGTCGCGATAGACCTCGACGAACGCGACTCTGACTGGCTTGCGCTCAACAGGCTTCGCATCATCTTTCTTCTCAGAAGCCTTTACCTCTTTTGGCTCGACTTCAAGCCTCACTGGTTCAACGTCGAGCCGCTCTTCTCCTTTTGCTTCTGGCATACGTCTGCCCTCCATAGTTTCTTTCCGCAACGATTGCATACCCACCTTCTTCCCACAATTCTCATTGTGGTGAAGTGGCTGTTGCAATAGATCCTCACCGTCTTATCGGCTTCCATCGCCTTCTGCGATCCATCTGCAAGCGCAAGCGATTCAGTGCGTAGCCGGAATTGTCCAGGTTCTCCTTGCTATCTACTCGCCCGATTTGTGACCAGTGGTGTACGAAGTCGTATCCATACACCATGCGCGTCTCAATACCAAGAACTCGCGCTTTCTCCGAGACCCATAGATCAGCGAAGTAGTCGATGATCGGCCACGGGCCGATGGCCTCGTACTGCGCTCGAGTCATGATCGGAATGCGCGTGAAGTGAGTGATGGCTCCATCTTCGCCATCTTCCTCGTTCGCGAACTTCCCGTCAGGGCGATAGTCGTAGACCCTGGGAGCTGGGAGTTCGTTGTGTTCCTTCAGGTGCGCCAGCGCTGGTTCCCACCATCCGGGTAGTGCCTCGAGATCGTCGGCCGTGAAGTGGAGGATGTCTCCCTTCGACTTCTTGTAGCCCTCATTGCAGGCCGATGGCCAAGTAGGAGCATCCTTGATCAGAACGATCTCGTGAGACGGCCCATCGCGAAGTGTGTCCTCGTAACTCGCGATAGCTCGAGCGAGCGATTCCTCGCGGCCAGAGATCGTTGGAACGACGACCGTTAGGGCAGGCACGTGAGGCGGTAACAAGCCGCGAAGCAGTCAGGACGCCAGGGCGTCGAGCATTCGTAGCCTCCGACATACTCGGCCTCGAAGCCGCCCATTCGACAGAGCGATTGGAACTCCTGCTCTGTCCACCACAGCGTGATAGGCACCTTCGACTTCGTGTGCTTCGAGCGGTCTCCGTCGTAGATCATCGCTCGCCCCTCTCCACCGGGCTTGAGCGCATGGCGCATGTCCTTGATGCAGCCGAGGGGATCTTCCGTGTGATGAAGAACTCCCGCGCAGTGAACGTAGTCGACCTTTGGAATGTGATCTCGAGTTACCGGGCTAGCGCGATTCGCAAGTCCATGCATCTCCAAGCGATCGTCGACAATGGCAAGAGCCATTGGGGAGATGTCGTAGTAGAAGACATGGCCAGCGCCGTGCTCGCAGAACAGCAGCGTGTCGTGCCCTGGTCCGCACCCATAGTCGAGGATGATCTTCCCAGGGTGCTCGACTGGCATGAGAGAGCGCAGGCTCGGGAATAGCTCGTCGCGCTTGGCGAGCGCGTCGAATGACTGCTGCGTCGTGAAGTACGGACCGCCGACTTGGTTCTGTGACCAGAACGTTGTGCTCATACCAACGCTGTCTGCCCTCTACAGAGGTCATACCACCACTTGCGATCCCACGGCTTCTCGGGATCCGGGGTGTAGCCAAGTCGATCTTCGAAGAACTCCTTGAGTGGCCCCTGCCCCCATTCCACGAATGGAACTGGGAACCCGCGCTTGTCCTTGCGATCGAGGATCGGCTGCGGCAGATAGCCGTACATCGCATCCTTGAGCATGACCTTGCCTACCCGCTCCTTGTCAGGACGACCAAGAACGTAGTTCACGACTCGTAGATCGGTCAACGGCGCGATTGCCGTGAGGTCGTGGGCGCGAGTTACCTGCTCGTCCACGCGGAGTAGAGCAGGAAGGTTGACGCTCCATTCCCAGTCGAGTGCGTCATGGAGATTGGTTGGATACCCGTCTGGAAGAACATAGTCCTCGTACCCCTCTGGGACTGGGACTCCCGCCACCAGATGTAGGCGTGCGTAGCCACCGAACAGTTCATCTCCTCCCTCTCCGGACAGAACCGTTGAGACGTGCTTCGAGACGTACTTCGCGACCATGTACTGCCCGAAGGTTCCAGGTCCAGCGAAAGGTGGCGTTAGGGACTCAAGGCAAGCGTCGATGTTGTCGATGAAGTCTTGGGGTGTGATCTCGATCTCATGCCACTCACGACCTTGGGTCATCATCTGTGCCCAATAGCGCTCGTCGTATGCAGCACCTTGGTAGTAGCCAGTGAAGGCGGGAATCTCGGGAGCGAAGTAAGCGACCGTCGAAGAATCAATCCCACCAGAGAGAAGAACCCCAGTGTTGGGACGAACCTCTCGGCTGACGGCTGCAGAGATCAGATCGAAAAGCATCTTCATCCCTTCAGTCTCAGATGGGTATAGGTCTCTTCAACTCCACTTGCGCGGTAAGAGTCAACCGTTCTCTGGATCCCTTCCCACAGCGGAACACGCGGCTCCCACTTCCAGGACGCAAGTGCGTTATCAAGGGAGATCGATCCCTGCACGTCATCTGGATCTGGTGGGATGAGAGGTGGAACCTCTTTGTGCTCCAACACCTGGGCGACCCCGTTGTAGAGATCCATGATCGAAGTCTGCTCCCCGGAGCAGATGTCGAAAGTTCCTGTGATCTCGTTCAGGACGATCGACTTCACACAGCGCACGACATCGTCGATGAAGACCATGTCGCGAGTGGTATCGACGACGATGCAAGGCTGCCCTGAAGAGATCCGCTTGTAGAAGGCGGGAATTGGGCCGGAGAGGTTTCTTGGCCCGTAGACGTTCGCCATCCGGCAGACCGTGAGTTTGACTCCCGACATCCGCATGTACTGCTCGGCAGCGATCTTCGAGATCGCGTACGAGGAGATCGGGGGAAGGATCGTCTGGAAGTAGATCAGGTGCGCGTTGTGATGCTTCGCGACCGCAATGGCGTTGATACCTCCGGCGGTATTGATGTCTGTGTCGCGGTGCCAGAGATCCGGATCGGAGTAGGAAGCCGCACAGTGGATCACGACATCGGGCTTCACCATGTTCGCTAGCGCATAGAGATCGGGCCTATCGAGAATATCGAGTTCATTTACGTACTTGAAGTTCTCTCGACGTCCGGTAAGAAAGTTGTCGAAGCCAACAAGGGTTTCCGAATTCTCATGAAACGCCTCCATGAGATGGGATCCGATGAATCCTCCTGCACCAGTGATCAGAATTCTCACTCTGAATAGCCTCCTGTCCAGTCGTCCGGAACCGTAGGATCATCGCGTCTCGGGCGGATGCCGCGAATGCCATAGGACTCGACGTAATACGGGTCATCCCAGTCCCCGGTGGCGAGATTGCGAATGCACTGGCGCTCAACGCGATCCCAGACGAAGAACTCCTTCTTGGGCGACCAAGGGATCAGCGTCTTGCGCACCGCCTTGGAGAACAGGGAATCCTCTGTCCAGCCCGCTCCGATCTCCTCGCGCATCTGGTACCACGGTCGCTCGTCCCAGCGCAATCCGAGATCCCATAGCTCACGAGAGATCACACAGTTGCCACCGACGTTGTTCGTGTTGAAGTCCTCTTCTTCGTCGGTTCTCAGGCCGAGCTGGCCAAGGCGCGGGTTCTCGAACATTCGCTCGACTTCCTCTGACCAACCAGCCAAGAACTCGAAGTCATTGTCCGCACGGTGCAAGTGGGTGGCATCAGACGGGCCGATGCTCCATCCGTGGTTCGTTGCTAAACCGGGATAGCGATTGTGGTCGAAGAGCGCATAGGAGCGGAATGGATCACCAAAGTCTCGTGCTTCCCATTCGCCCGCTACCCATCTCCGAGTCCCATCATTGGAAGCGTTGTCCACGATGGAGTACGTATGTGGCACGGTCACCGTCTCGAGATAGGACTGGATCGCGCGCTTGGTGAGATGCAAGCGGTTGTAGGTGATGAAGACGGTGTGGAGCTTCACCACCGGGCCTCATGCATCCAATCGAACTGCCAGCCAAGCTTGCCCCTGAAAAAGCGCTTATACCAAGGGAGGTTCTGCCATGCAATATCGGAAAGGGCAAACCACCAATTCCACTCAGCCTCTTCTTTCGCGTATACCGCCTGCGCCCACGCCACCTGTTCGTCAGTGATGAGATCGAATTCTCGAAGAGTCGCGACAGTCTCTAGGTAGTTCATTCCGGGAACAGCTCCGCCCTGATCTTGTTGTGCATCTCCATCTGCCACCTGCGGTTCTTCCATCCTCGCTTGTGCTTGGAGTTCGGATTCCAGTGAGCGATGTAGAGCGCTCGCTGCACTTGCACGACTTCAGCTCCTTCCTTCCAGCACTTCGCCCATAGTGACCAGTCCTCGAACCCATGTGGGTAGTCACTGAACCCGCCAACTTTGTGGAAGAGATCGCGCTCGACAAGCGTGCCGACAACCAGGAAGTTGTCGTTGCGTAGATCACCAACAGGATGGAACATCGCCGCCGCTCGCTTGCCGCTGCGGATGTAGGAGACAGCGGGCGTAAGCAGGAGCGGAACGTCGCGTGTTCGACGCTCCTGCTGAATAGCCCGCTTCATCGCTGCCAGGAAGCCCGGCGCGATCTCGTCGTCAGCATCGAGGAAGAGAAGCCAGTCCCCTTCCGCCTGCGCTGCCAGATCGTTTCGGCACGAAGCAATCGTCCCATCAGGGTCATGGCCGAGCAACACTTCATGTGCGCCTTGTCCCTCCGTCGAGGGGGCCGCACGCTCGAGGGCGAGCTTCTCCCAGGAGTCATCGCCGTAAGTGGCGATGATGATCGAGCACTTCATTCGTACTCGAAGTGCTCTTCGAGGTAGGAGACGGAGTCGCTGAGGCTGATCACCATGGCCCGCAGTTCATCGAGATCAGGCTCGTCGCCATCATCGACTGACTCGAGCCAGGATGCCGCGATGTCTCGCGCTGCGCGTTGCGACATCAGTGTGAGCATCTGCCAATGGAGCGCCTCCTCCCTAGCAGCCCTAACTCGCAGTGACTGCTGGCGGAGCACATGCGCTGCGCGCTCCATCAGCTCGCGGTCGCGTTTCAAGAACAGAGTCATACGTAGAAAAGATACTACTTTGGACGGCGTACTCGCCTCTCCGCCGATGTCATCTGATTGATCAGCGTCAGACGACGCACGAACAGATCCTGGTCCCTCTTGGTCGCACGAGTCGCCTTCTTGTACGTCTGATCCATCACCGACTTGCCCCAGTGAGGATGAAGATGCTCTACGACCGAGTAGCGAGAGAAAGCCCATTGTTTTCGCATCCTTGCTGTTTGGATGAACTCAGAATCGACGTACTGGTGGTCGTAGCCCTCATGGAAGACACGACCAGTCCCGTCCACGGTTCCGTTCCCGTACTCCTCGATGTACTCGCGCTTGAAGAGCGTGTGCGTTGATGTCTTTCCTTTCTTGACGAGTGGGTTGCCAAGATCATTCGTACCGATGACACCAGCCTTATACCGCGCAGAGGTAAGAAGTGCGTGCTTCTCCCAGTCTGCTGAGAAGCGAATGTCATCCGCGGCTTGGAAGATCCACGGCTCGTTCGTCAGCTCGTATCCGTAGTTGATCTTCCGCGCGAAGTCTCCTCCAACTGGATTGAAGGAAACAACCATGACCTCCGCACCGGAGGCCTTGCACTCAGCGATCTGCCTCTTGTCCTGTGGAGAGCAGATGAAGTAGATGGTGTGGGCTTCCTTTGTGATCGCGACGGATTCCATGAACGGCGCGACATTGTGCGGACGCCGCAAGACTGGGACAAGAATTGCGATCACAAAGTATTTCTACTTCTTCCGTCCCCAGATTGCCATCGCTATGAAGCGAATCTCGTCCATTGAGAAGCGCTCGAGCCAGAACTCGTAGTACTCAGCTATGTGCTTTGGGGTCTTCCCGTGGCTGCACGCTCTACAGATCGTGTTTCTTCGCGCATGACGCGCGGAAACGGTATGCAGCCCCAAGCAGGAAGCGCAACGAACTACTTCAAAGGGTTCTTCGCGACGTTTTACTTTCGGTTGCTCTTGAAAGGACTCGAGGTCTTCAGTTTCTGAATCGTCCGCGTACGGAGCCAATTCATACATTGAGACCATGCGTCCACGTCATCGTCGTGCGACCCATTGGGGAATATGGCACAGGAATTTATGAAGTCAACTACGTCGGCCGGACAGTTAGCTTCGTCGGGCATCGACAATTCGTCAGTTCCGAGCCTGCGACCAGGCAGATAGCAGTTACCACTCTCGAGGTCTGAGGACGCTGCTTCGGCCCTCATGATCTTGTCTCCCTGCTGGGATGGAGAGATCTTGTGGATGCCGGGAATGATCCTTTTCAGGTCTTCAGCGAGCTCGACGCCGTAGCCAGCATTCTCAATGAGGCAGTAATGAACAGCTCTCGGCCAGGTCTGCCGAACATACGTGGCTTGTTCCTTGATCTGGCGCATCGCCTGGTTGTAATTCATGTGCCCCTTCTTGAGATCGATGAGATAGCGATCTCCGCCGAGCACTCCCCAGGCCTGGATGGCGACGAGGTCGTTGGACTCCTTGTCCTTGAGGGGCGTGTCGACTGACTGCACGACTGCGCGGAACTTGGGGATCCTCGCCTTGTCTTTCATGATCCGCGGATCGTAGAAACGCCACCAATGACGCTTGAGAATCTCACCTTCCCGCGCAGCGGGACGCTGCTGAAGCTGCCCTGCCGCGCGATGTGAAGTCATCTGCGCCGCAAGCACCTGCGATGCGTGGTCATTTCGACGGGCTGGCCAAAGGAGCTCGCCTTCCTGGCGCGGGTCTCCTTCAGCGAGCTCAGCGCCCAAGCGCACGCCGGGATGGACACGATCCCCTCTCCATGCGTACGGGTGCGTGATCTCGAAGCGCTCGGGAAGACACAGCACCGTCCACGGTTCCTGGTCCAACATGTGCCCCGCGAGGTCCTCTTCGTGGATTCTCTGCATCACGAGCACTCGCGCATGGAAGAAATCGATCTCCGCGTTGTCGATATAGCGCGACGAGACCGTTCCGTCGTACCAATCGTTCGCTTCGTGCAGCAGCGTCTTCATGTCCTTCTGGATGCCGGAGTCGACGTCACCAGCGCGAGCTGGGATCGGGTCGTCGATGATGATGCGATGACCGTGCTCTCCGGTTCCGGTTGAGGTAGGAGAGGTCGCGAGCCGCGATCCGCCCTGATCATTCGTGTAGTAGTGCGCCGCCTCGCTGGTGAACTCGAATTTGTGGCCCCAGCGGGCCTGATACCACGGTGACATCATCACTTGCTGCGCCTGAAGGGCGAATCTGGCGATCAGACGGGTCTCATAAGAGGCTGTCCAGTACCTGAGCCATGGATTTCGCGTCCATTCCCACGGGTGCCAGAACAACGTGACCATCCCCGTCTTCATCGTTCCCGGCGGGATCCAGATCTGCAGACGGTGGATCTCGCCTTCGGAGACCGCTTCCAAGTGAGCGGCGATGGCATCGAGATGCCAGTTCCAAATGAACTGCTCGTGGGGCTTCAGGCTGTGCCAAGCGGCCCGAACGAAGGCTCCGAAGGACTTTTCGAGGCGCTCGGCGTCCTCTCCGACCTCTTTCCGGGCGAGTTCGGCCTCTAGCGCCTCGAGAATGCTCACTTAGGCAGCCTGTTCATCATCTCGAGGCGCTTCCAGCTCGTGCTGCTGGATCGCGTCGATGATGTTCTCATCTTCGTTCTCCTTCACCCAAGCGATGATCTGCCGGATCTGCTCGGCGTTCAGATGCTTGAAGTGGTTGTGCATGATCGACTCGATGTTCGCGTTGATGTCGATCTTCTGGGTCTGCAGAACTGCCCAATCAGGGTCGTAAATGAGCGAATATTTCTCCAAAAGGCGATCGGAGTCGAGGATTGCGCGCTTGATTCCCGCCTGGCGGAGCCTCTCAATGAAGTTCTCCCTGTGTTCGCCCGATTCCTCGATCTCGTTGTACTGGCGAGCGAACACCGGATCGTAGTTCGCGCTCTTCGGATTGCACAGAGCACGGAACTGAGATCCGGTGTAACCAAGCTCGTTAGCAGCCTCAGGGCGCTGCAGGCCACGACGGAATAGCTCTAGGAAATCACGGCGATCTTCGTCGGTTGGAAGTGTTCCCCTACCCACAATTGCGATATTACCGCGGGTGGGAGGATGGAGGCGGCAGGATTTGAACCTGCGATGGGCAGTTACGCCGCCGGGTTAAAAGCCCGATCCGTTCGGCCGCTCTGGACACGCCTCCGCTGAGCTCTCTGTACTGCTTCGCGTTCTCTACGTTTCTTGATCCGCTCAGCATGTGCCGAAACGCAGATGTCGCACTTGCAGTTCATCTTCCCAAAGGAGTACCAAGTGCCATGGCGGTAGCCGCCCTTTGCTCGTGAGAGACGCCTTCCCCAACAGGTGGCGCAAAGAAGGATCGTGTCCTCAAGAAGCTGCTTGCGGAGAGTCTCTTCATGGGATCCCCAGGAGACACGATGGGTAGCTCCCTCAACGCGAGGGCTAAAGACCAGCCCCCTCGTCGATCCGCACTCTGCGCAAGCGTTACCTAGAAGTTCATAGCCCCACTTGCGCTGTCGGTTGTAACGGCGCTTGTGGTACGAGGCTTGGTCGAATGTGTGATGTATACGAGGCATGGGACTATTGTACCAAACCTGCAACATCTATATAGCCCCAACGGGATTTGAACCCGTGCTTCAGCCTTGAAAGGGCCGCGACCTAGACCACTAGTCCATGGGGCTGCGATGACCCCAGCGAGATTTGAACTCGCAACCTCCGCCTTGAGAGGGCGGCGTC